CCCTGTCGGAACCCCGCGAACTTGTCCTGCGCGTTCTTGATGAAAAACATGAATAACATCTTCCGCAGGAATCCGTTCGCTTTGCGGTATCGTATAAAGCGCAGTTGCATTCGGATGACTCATGTACAAATGATATGCAACTTTTTTACCTTGGGTGTTAAATTCTACGCCTTGGGTAATCCATCCGTCTTTCAAAGGCTTGGTTAGCTTTTCATCAAGATAATCCGCTTCCAGAACTTGCAACTTTATTGGAATGGCTGCGGTCTTGTCCCTGCGTCTGATAATAATACACTCCCCGTCCCTGTGCGTGGCCGCACAAACTAGGTCTTGCAAACCGTAGATATTATTCATACCGTCGAAATCACATTCAGTCGTTTCCGCCCAATCCCGCCAAATCTCACGCGCTTTTTTCTGAGTAAGCGCAACGGTTGAAACGATGGCGGGCTTGATGCCTGCCCCGACGATATTATTCGACAAAACTTCAATCGCTTTTTTAACGATTGGTTCGTCCCGCTGTAAAGTACGACTGAACCCCCGAAGCTTTCCGAGCGAATTAATAGTTTCCGCAGGAGCCGAACGGTTTTGGCGGTCAGTCTTCTTTTGCCTGCGTCCGTTGGCCCCTGCCTCGTATCCGCGAAGATATGAAAGGGCTTTCCGGTCGGCTTCGCGCTTTACCGCAATTGACGGTGCAATAAATTCAATAGCTTTTTCTAAATAGTTCATTTTACCGTGTTCTCCAAGAGTGTTCTTCCGTTTCCAAACCGTACCCGCCTGCCGATTTCCCATCGTTATAATCCGCTACAACCCGGCGTTGCGATGACGCAAGAATCGGATCAACGCCGCCGGGCACCTGTGGCCGCATCCAAGATAGTATTTTCCACATATCAGGAACAGATTGATATACAATCCGCTTATCGGCATACTGAACTTCCTTAACGCCGTTGACTAAATTGTTCAATAATGTTTGATATGCTTCCAAAGTAACGGCTGGAATCTCATATTGGGGAAGCGGATTTTCAGGAATTGTGCTATCTGCCATACTAAAAAACTGTTTATAGTTGCCGAAATATATGTAAAAAACTCTTAATTATTCCCAAAAACTGCCTTCTTTGTTTGTAATATGCGTCGTAGGCTTTACAGTGGCCGGTTGGACGGTTCTTTTCTTGAAAGAACTTTCGACATTATCCATCCATCTATCGTCGAATCGGTCGATGCCCATTAAACTCGCAGCGGCACGGGCATAGTTCATTGTATCCAACGGTTCGTTTCGTTCGAATGTAACGTGCCATTCAGTTTTATTGTGCCCTTTCTTATCTTTTTTAACCCGTTCTTCTTCCGCGACCAATCCTTTGAAGTATTTATCCTGAAACTTGATAAGATGGATATACCCCGGCGGGCCTAATTCATCTTCATCTAGTTTATGCAATTTAAGGTACCCGTAAAGCTCGGTTTTCATAAAGGAGCTACCCACATTAACCAGCCGTACCCCCGGAGCATCTTTACCGGCTTCGGTTTTATCGACCGCAGTAACCGAACCGATGATCCTTCCTAAATTGTCCTGTCCTTTAACCGGAACGACTTGTTTATGGCTATACGCTTTACAAAACTTGTAAACCCTTGCTGTATAGTTACCTGAATCGACGCACATCCGAGACATCGGAAGTTCGATCCCGTCTTCGCGTATCCAAAATTCATTAACAACCAAAGCAAGTTCCTGCCATACGGAATCTTCATGAACGTTGCCAACAAGAACCCGGTAATCCAACAACCAACGGCGTTTACCGTGCCCCCAACCAACAACGCTTAATTCAAGCCGGTTCCCCTGAACATCGACGCCGACAGTTACAAACTTGACGTTATTGTTTGGTTTATTTTCTTGTACGGATTTTGCCCGATCATAAAGCGATTGCCATTTCGGTGCATCGGTTTGCGGTTTGGAAGGTTCGCCAAGAGAAAGGTTCGTAAATGAATTCAGCTTGTTTTGATCGGTACCGGCGTCAATATAATCCGCGACCAGATCAGAAAAAGAATACCAAGGCGAATACAGGGAATTGATATGAAAACCGATGATGTCCGTCGATGTCTTTTCGGGGTCGGTTGCTTTCCATTCTCCTTTCGCAAGCATATCGCGCTTGTGACGTTCATAGATTTTTCCATCACAATACGGACACTGATAGTGTGCAGTTGGGGGCGAAGTTGTAAAGTCGTTGCCTTCCCATTTTACATTCTCAAAAGTTAAATGATCGTACACGCCGCAGTGTGGGCAAGGAACGTAAAACTTTTGCTTGTCGGTTTTTTCATATTCATCTTCCACGACCGAAACGCCTTCAACTGTTGGCGTCGATGGAACGAAGGTTTTTGAATTTTTATAATTCCGGGTTCTTGCACGGGCAAGCGACATCGGCGAACCTTCCCCGCCCAAGTCAAGCGGATACCCGTCAACTTCATCGAGCATCAATTTCTTTATCGGCATAGAGCGAAGACCGGACGGGGAATTCGCACCAGCACAGATAAGGGAACCGCCGGGAAAGTCTTTTTGAAGAATCGTATCGCCGTCCTTCATTACTTTGCTGGAAAGCCGGGGCGTGGCCCGGATCATCGGATCGAGCCGCATTTTACTATTACGTTTTGCCTGCGCTTCGGTAGGCATAACCATAAGCATCGTTGCCGGAGAATTGTCGATACTGTATCCAATCCAGTTCAAACCTAACTCGGTTGCGCCAACCTGCGCGGACTTCTTGAAAATTACACGCCGGTAGGAAATATGATCCGAAAGCGCATCCATGATCTTTTTCAGATAAGGCGTTCGGCTTGTTTTGTATAGTCCGGCTTCGGGCGAAGCCCCTGACGCCAAGAACCGATATTTGTCCGCCCACTCCGAAACCAGCAAACGTTCTTCCGGCAAAAGCCCCTTTCGGAACCCTAATGCTTCCTCATAATTTTTCGATGTGCCTGTCAGCATTTGCAAGAGCGGTTAATGCGGAATGTAATTCCACGGCTATAATTTGATACAACTCGTCCCGGTTTTTCGCTAACATGCAATCGTCAACAATCCGATCAGGAACGGCCATAATTCTGTCTCTTACTTCTTGGCCCGTTGCGAACAGAGCGGCATAAACCGCTTCCTTGGAAACCAGTCGTTTTGCAGCTTCTCCAATCTTAACATCCGTGAGCATGATTTGCTTGATGTCTTTAATCTTCGTGATGTCGGCTGCGCTGAATTCCCGGTATTCTTCAAAGGTGTAATCACGTTCGGGGTTTTCAAGGATCGGGGTCGGATCGGGCGTAATACTTTCCATGACCTTCTGTTTTTCCTTGGGCGTTTTTGCTTCTTTCTTGGTAACGGGATTGACCGGAAGCGGGGCTTTGTACTTCTCGTAATTCGGATCGTTCGGATGCGGCGGGCGTCGGTTGCGGATCAAATCTGCTTTGGCTTCCTCGACGTAAATCATCGGCTTGGCTTTGTTGCTGTAATCTACGCTTTCCGCGCTTATCTTCTCCTTTGCTATCCATTTACGTACCATTGTATCCGAAACATCCATGATTCGGGCAAACTCTTTGAACGATACTAAGTCGGACATATATTCGATAGTTTAAAAACCGGGGGTTTGCGATAAAAAACCGCCTTCCCGATCAAATATAAAGGTTTTTAACACAAACCGCAAACCGGTTTCAAAAATTCCAAAATTTGGTTTTGCACTTTTCCAATATTTTCAAAAAACCGGTTTGAAAAATCGAAAAGTAGCGAGGTTTTGGGGTGTTGCCCCCCGCATGTTAGTTGGAAGCGGGGAAGAACCTATGTAGAAGGAATTCTACAAAATAATGTAGTAATAGTTCTACATATAGGAGTAAGCAAAGAAAGTGTTGTACTTTACCATGATTGTAGTAGTTTATGCGAACCGGTTCGCCTACCGGTTTGCGATTAGCGCGAACTGAATTCATACTACACGGCAGGCACATACAGGGGCAGGCTACACGCTGCTAAAATATTTTTAATTATTTATTTTATTTCTCTTGCTTATTAAATAAAATATAACGTACTTTACATCATCAAACAGAAACACATAAACAAATCAACATCATGGAATACAGAACAATAATCAACGGCAAGTCTTTCACAGTAAAGAAAACAGGAAACAGATACTTTCGTTTCAGCCCTGCATCAGGTCGGTACTTTCCGATTGCCGCTTCGGAAGTGATCGAAGTTGCCGAACAAAAAGACGATTCAGATTACAACAACACTTCCAGCCCTTTGCATTACTAAACAAAAAGCCCGGTGCGATGCCGGGCACATTTTAATCACATAAACATCATCCAGATCATGAAAGTATTTAAATCATTCCTTATCGCCTTAGTGTTGTTCTTTATTGCATTAACGATCCGTACACTTATTCACTTTTAAGATGATCGATTACAGAAAAATAGTCAATAACGCCAAAAATGATTTGTCTTTAATTCAAGAAGTAAAACCTATTAAAGATCAGAAACGATTCATCTTTTGGTACCGGTACGTTCTTACATTAACTGATATAAACGATTGCAGAGAACATTCAAGATTATCAAGGAAGAATTATCAGGATCGAGAAATTAAAAAGGCTGTGCAAAAGTGCAAACTGATAAACGCCTCAAAGTTTAAAGCGCATTCAATGTATGGCTATTTAGTCGTTAATGCGGATTCAATTGAAGATGTTAAAAGACTTATATTACATGCAAGATAATTATGATATACCTAGTTGATATTTCTTACACCAACCGTCCTACCCGTGAAACAATTTGCTTGGACGTGATTAAACTTTTGGAATTGCTTTACGAGTATGATTCAGATATATCCGGCTTTACATTTCAAGCAATTTCAACAGAAACCGCCCAAAAACATGACCTAGGACGTACGATCTTGACCCATTCGGGTAGTTGGCAGGGTCGATCAGTTTCCCCAATTCGTAGACCTGTTTTATAATCTTTAAATTAATTATCAATTATGAAATTTTTCGTTTCCTGCGGCTGCGTTTGCCTTCTTGGTTCCGGCTGTTATTTCCTGATTGCAAAACTTATTATCTCACTTATCTAATCTTTATTAAAAATGAACTACGATCAATTAGAAAAAGATTTTGCAAATGCAATTGCAGAATTTATCACAGAAGTTACTGGCATAAACTGTATTTTTAATCGTTTCGAAACGAATTTGCTTGGTCATGGATTTGAATTTATTTTTTCAGCTAGGATATACTCAATCCATGTTTCAAAAGAAGATTTGGAAAACCTTGAATACTTCATAAAAGTTGCGAAGCGAAACGTTATTAATTCACTAAGGCATAACGCGCCTGAAATAGTCTTACCAGAGTATCGATCAATAAAAGACTTCGAAATAAAAGACAAAGATAACGCCTTCAAATTTGCCGTATGGCTGCATCAAAATGCAATGTACGATTCGGAATATGAAAATTGGCACTGTAAACAGTGGCACGGCGTTCCGCTTGATATTGTTTACCGTGAATATTTAAACTCAATAAGAGAAACGTTAAAGATGCCTATTTGACAATTCCTGCAAGGATTACATTGATTTCATGAGTTAAACGCGCCGGGAACATTTCATCAATTTTCTGGTGCGTTTTTTCTATTACTACCGGGTTCGAAAACATTACGCCTTGTGATACTGTCACAAGGTTTCTTATTGGTAGCCTGCCGCCCGCTTTGTATTCAAATCCCGTAGGCCGATAACTTCCCCGCATAAACACGTCGCGATGTCCGTTCGGCATCGTAGCAATAAACGAATGCGGTATTAATTGGCGTCTTCCTGTAATGTTCACAGTAGCCCCTTTTTTGCGTTGTACGGGCTTGAATTTTCCAAGGGCTATCGGTACCCCGTGCGTTGAGATCGTGCCCACAAGCCGCGTTTGTGATGCCTTCTTGGTACCCATCTTCGCATCAAGGTCTTTCTTGTTGATTTTATAGCTTTTTCGAATGGCTTTCGATGCCGCAGTTTTACCGCTGGAAACAGATCGGTTTATTGATCTTGCCATCGCCTGATTGAACTTTGATTTGGTAACGCGCCGGGCTAATTCGCCCAACGCATTAACCGCTTGTGATATATCGACAGATTGTATCATGAGTATTTATTTATCTTAGCTTTTAAAGCCTGCATTAAAGCCTCTTGGCCTGTTTCTTTTTTCTCCAAGGCTTTTATCACATCTTCATCAATCGTGCCCTTGATCTTTATTTTACTGATAATAACTGACTTCTTTTGCCCTTGCCTCGCAAGCCGCGCATTCGCCTGCAAATAAGATTCAAGCGACCAAGGAAGCCCGAACCAAGCAAGCAAATTCCCGCCATCCTGCATGTTCAATCCATGCCCCGCTGATTGCGGATGTGCCAGCAAGAAAGGAATTTCACCTGCATTCCATCGGTCAATATCGGAAGAATTACCAAGTAAGTGCGGTTTGAAGGCTTTTAATTTCGTCTTGATCCGTTCGACATCGTGTTTGAAATTATAAAATACCAGCAACGGGTTTCCGTTGGCTTCTTCCAAAATTTCTTCCAACGCTTTTATTTTCAAATCGTGAATTTCTACAAAGTTTTTTGCTTCTGTATAAACTGCGCCGTTTGCAAACTGTAAAAGCTTTCCGGTTAACGCTGCCGCATTCACGGCTGTAATTTCCTCGGACATAAATTCCATTACCGCGTCACGTTCAAATTCGTCATAAACCTTCCTGATTTTAGAAGGCATATCAATCTCGATTATCCGTTCAATTACGGGCGGAAGGTCAAGCCAATCTTTTGCTTTCATAGATACACAAATGTCGCTGATCCTGTCATAAATCGCTTCGGAATAAATATCTTTTCCGATCAATTCGTTACTGCTTGATTTTAAATTATATTCATAAACTACATGCCCTTTGCTTTGACCCGGATTAAAGTATTCTTTCCGGTATTCGCCAATGGTTTTACCAAGTCGTTCGCCCTTATCTGCAAGGTAAAGCTGCGGCCACAAATCAAGCAATCCGTTCGGCGATGGCGTCCCGGTCAGAAGTACCAAGCGATGAATCAGCGGACGCACTTTCTTCAAAGCTTTAAAACGTTTGGAGTTCGCATTTTTAAACGAGCTTGATTCATCGATAACAACCATATCAAAATCGAATTTCATGCCGACGTACGCAACCAGCCATGGAATATTTTCACGGTTAATCGTGTACACGTCCGCCTTTGCCCGCAACGCCTTGATGCGCTGTTTTTCAGTACCAATGATGACTGACACTTTCAGGTGTTTGGTATGATCCCATTTCGCAAGCTCTTTCGGCCAAGTGTGTTCAGCTACCCGTTTTGGCGCAATGATTAAAGGTTTTGAAATTTCCATCCGGTCAAGCATTTCCACAATTGCCGTGGCGGTCGATACCGTTTTACCTAAACCCATATCAAGCAGAAGCCCCGCGCCCCCGCAAAGTTGAACGGCCTTGTTCTTGATGATGTGCTTCGTTGCAATCTTCTGGTACTTATTTGGAACGTATTGCATCAATGCAGTTATTTAAAGTTTCTTGTGAATCAATGATAAATACCCGGAAGCCCAACCCTTCCAAGAGCCTGTGAACGACTTGTTGCCGGGGCGAAGGCTTTTCCCCTGTCGTTTTGATTTCAGCAAAGAAGGCACCGCCCCCTTGCATCAGAATCATCCGGTCGGGAACTCCTGTAAATCCGGGGCTTGTCCATTTGAAAGACATTCCGCCAATCCGTTTAACTGCTACGGCTAATTTCTTCTCTAAAAGCTTTTCGTTCATAGTTTCGATTGTTAATAAGACCCGCATGCCCACTTGGTTCACAAATTGCTTAGAACTTTAATAGATTCAATTAGGCAGAAATATATATGTAGCTACATTTAATTTTCTATCTAATCTCTTTAATTCTCTCTATACTAAATTTTGTGGGTCTTTTGGGTCTTTTAGCTGTAATTGATTATTTTTCAGTAAGTTAAGTTGACCCGCAGATAAAAAATAATGCGGGTCAACGTGGTTCTTGTGGTTCTTTAATTCAGGTTTTCACGATTTTTCCGGAAATTTGACGGAATGTTACTTGTTTTCCTTTCGTAGCCTCTTTGCCTGCCGTCAAAGTTATCCGATTTGATTTTCGATTTTGTGGGCTTCCAATTCGGCAGGTTCTTTAAAATAGAATGGATTCGTTTTGTATTATGGTTGTTAATGTCTTTCGGATTGCCATTCAATGCGCGAACCCAAACGTCCCCGGCACATACCCGGTTAAGAAGTACATCCTTTTCCGATCCGAAAGCGGCTTTCGCGTCAGACATTGTTACCGGAGTGTCAAGCCAATTAACGATAATTTCTTCCCATTCGTCAACTTCTTCATGCTCTTGCTGCATCCGCTTTGCTTCGGCTTTTATTTCTTCGGACAGATTCAAAGTTTCCCCCATGCGGTACGCTGCCAAGGCTTCTGCCCAAATCTGCGAAATTTCATAAGCCGTCAAATCGTTCCAGATACTTCGCGCCGGTTCGAACTCCATGCAGACAAGCGGCCAATACCTGCGGTTCCCGTTGTTGCTGGAAAGAAAGTCATAATTGTTGGTCGTACCGATGAAGATGTTCTTGCGCGGAAAGTCGGTCGGATCAGTGCCGTGCGATTTACGGTATGAATCTTTCGAACTTGCCAGAAAGTTCTTGGCCGCTTCCGCTTCCGCTTTACGCAAGCCCGCCATTTCTCCGATCTCAATAATCCAGTACCCTTGCAACTGCTCAAACGCCCGTACGCCGTTACCGCCCGAAAGCATAGAAAAGTTGAACGTATCTGAAAACCATTCTCCGCCAAGCTTTTTGATGATCGTTGACTTGCCGCAGCCTTCCGGCCCAACCAGCGTTAACACTTCATCAAACTTACATCCGGGTTCATATAAACGGGTTACGGCTGCAAGTAAAGTCTTGCGCGAAACAGTCCGCGTATAAGGCGTATCAGTCACGCCGAGGTACTTTATAAAGAGCGTATCCAGACGCTTCTTGCCGTCCCAAACCGTAGCCTCGATTTTATCCTTTATCGGATGGAAACTGCGTTCGTCTTTTACCTGCTTTACCACGTCTTCAATGATGGGGGTGCGTTTAAGCGAATACGGAGCTTTACCAAGATAACAGCGGAGTTTTGCCCCGTCATCGTCTGTCCAATTCTTATCGTTACCGGGACGTTTCCAAGGCAATTTTCCCATAACGCCAATGCGCCCGGAAAACTCGTTCAGACCGATCTTTTCTTTGAGCTTGGGGTCATTCATCAAGATCAGTTCAACGTTGTTCACTGACGTAAGAAAATTACCCTTTGTGTCCACATCCATATCGGCCAACCAGTTCATGTTACGGATGTCCGTGTCGGGAGCATCTACGTCATCATCGACCGAAGACAGATCGCCGATAAGGTCATCATCCGCATCGACGGAAGACAAGTCGCCGATCAGATCGAAGTCATCGTCGAACCCGCCCGCAGCGGCTTCGATCTTCTCGATGGCAAGCTGTTTCTTTACCTGCTTATCCTTGGTGCAAAATTCCATCATTGCCAGATACGAGGGCAAACGGTTAACCGGCGTACCTTCAAGCGAACGCGCGTCAGCTTCTCCGAACTTGTGCATCCGTACCAGATCAAACGAGTTGACGTGCTTACCGCTAATCGGATCGGTCATGTTGTGGCTGTATGCCCACTTGTCTTCGTACACGGCCAAGCCATTCGGAAGCGACCCTTCAAGATACGTATACCTGTTTTCCATACTGTCGGATTCAACGTACACATCGGCCAAGTAGGTTTCAATAGCGGAAGCGATACCATGCACCCGGCAGAACGCACCCACAATCCCGGTTTTTTCCAAGGGGTCGCCGGCCTTCTTGATCCCGGATCGGATTGCTTTCTTTTCATCCGATCCCATCGGCCAAGAACTTATGTCGCGCCAATCCCGGTATATGGCCAGTACTTCGTCAGCGCAAAGCGGTTCGCCTTTCTGTTTCTCGAAAACGAAGTCCGCATCCTTGGAAGTTGACGGGTAATACATCAAGCGGTTTACATCATACGTCGTATGGTCAAACTGATCGATCCCAAGCGTTGACGTCACGTAGCGGGCAATCGGTTCGTATTCTTCCTTGGATACTTCCCGATCTAAAAGAATAACCAGCCGGTACCGATGTTTTTCTTCGGTGTGCTTGTGTGTGGAATAAATGAAAGCGGAACAGTCAAAAAATAACTGGAAACGATCCCAAAAATCAGAATCAGCAAAATCAGCGTCAAGTGTAATAATTGTGCGGTATGCGACGTGTTCGCGCTTCCGGCTACCGTTGACCAAAGCCCCGCCTACAAAACTGCCCACATCCTTGATTTCAGCTTGCCGGCTAATTGGCGCAGCAAAATATTCTTTCAAGGTTTCAAGCGTCCTGTGCGTCTTTGAACAGCGGTTTACCAACCATTCCCAAGTTACTGATTCATTCTTCCAAGTTTTTGTGTTTCTGTGCTTCCCTGTTGCAATGTCAATTTTTTCATTCATAAGGAAGGATTGGAAATCGGGCTATTAATTCTGTTTAGTTCTTGTTGTGTAAGGCGTTCCATTACTTCGTACTGCTTTTCGCCGCGCAATGCAGCGATGATCTTCAACCTACGAAGGGCATCAGTTGAAGTCTTGATCGTGACCAAATCTGCTTTCTTGGACATATAAAGGGGATTAAAAATTCAGGTTGTAAATGTAGTAATTACCGCACAAATAAAAAAGCCCGCAAAAAAGATTTACGGGCTTTGTCAATTAAAACACTAGCAGGCTATTTAAGCCAAATATCGCAAACGTTCGAATCGATGTTTGCCTTCCACACTCCTTTGAACCGGGGAACAAGTTCTTGCTGTTCCAATAGTTCCATTATCTTAAATACGTTCGTCGGATTGTTCTTGAATTGAGTAATATTTACATGCAGCATACTACCCCTTCGGATAACTTGCGCGTCATTGCCAAGAACTGATAAAGCTTTTTGTGCTTCTTCGAACACTTCTATTTCTGTCGCGCTGAAACTCGCATCAGGATACATTGGCGGCTGTTCTTCCAAGGGCAAGCCGTGAACCCGGTACCGCGTTTGCCATTTAAACGGCAGTTCTCGCCTAACGTGCCCGCCACGAACCGGGTGCCAAAGATGATACGTTTGCTTTTCGTCATCAATGCTTCGAACGATCCATTGCGAAAAACGCCGCTTTAAGCTTGTTACGGGGTTATACTGAATAACATCGCCGACTTTGAATCTTGGATTTATCATGGTTCAAATTTAGTAAATGTTGCTTTTCTTGCGTCGAAGTTCCAAAATCCCCACTCATGTACTATCGGCCCCGGCATGATCTGCGTGTAACACGGGCCGTCTGGCAGGGATAAAATTTCGTGAATGCAGGTTGCTTTGATGTCGCGGACTTCGCCCGCCTTGCGATGAAAATCTTCGTAGCTCCAAGACATATCTTCGTTAACGGTATAAACCCGTTCCCAATAACTGCCCTGCAAGATCATGATGCGAATATCGGTAAGATGATCGTGTACTAACCCGAAATCAGGCTTGCTTATAACATGGAAAGCGATGTGAAAGGGAAGTCCCCGGACGTGCCATTTCTCAAAGCCTTCTCTGAATTTTTGGTACTCAGTAAATACCGCGTTTCTGTTCTGCTCCGCAAAAAGTTCGGCGGCTTCCTGTTCATAACTTTCAGTTTCATAGTATTTCGCCTGCTCAAAATACGACCAAAAAGGATAATCGTATTTTTTAGCGATTTCTTCTTTACACTCTTGAAATGTTTTCATGGTTGTTCGGTTGTGATTGAATCTACACTATGCGTCCGGTGTGACTTGCCCGATTTAGTTGTATACTCGTAATAGGTCGAACCGCCGCAACTTGCCCAATAAACGGTTCTTCCATCATGGAACCGGTACATTTTGCACCCGTCCTTCTCAAACAGCAATTCAAGCTTGATGCCGTTGCCGGCGGATTCGGTTTCCTGCGCGTCGTGTATGCACCCGGCCAAGAATAGTAATGCAGCGAATACGATTGTCTTTTTCATTTTCTACGGTTTTGTTTACGTGCTAATTTTTGAAGTTTTCGGGCCGCTTTTCTTTCTCTTGCTAGTTCAGCATCTTTTGGCGAAAGAGTACGTTTCT